ATGGCGAAGAAGCCCGATACGCCGTGCGCCGGCGGGTGCGGCAAGCTCCTCTGGACCGGTTCGGGCTCGAAACCGTCCGGCGAGCGCAAATGCCGCGACTGCCGAGCTGCTCAGCCGAAGACGCGGTGGGAGAGCAAGGCGAAGAACCCCGGACGGACCGGCCGACCCTGGCGGCAGTTGCGCGAGCAGGTCCTCGCCGAGGAAGACGACTGCTTCCGGTGCGGCGAGCCGGTCGACAAGACCCTGCCGCCCCGGACGCGGTGGTCGGCGAGCGTCGACCACAAGGTTGCCCTCACCGACGGCGGCGCCCCACTGGACCGGGCGAACCTTGCGCTGGCGCACCACGGCTGTAATGGCTCGGCTGGGCAGGCGCAGCGCAACCCAGGCAAGACTCCGCAGTTCGGCAAGGCGCTGGCCTCCGATGCGTCGGCCCGGTTCTGCGCTCGAGGCAAGCGGCTCTGGAAGGAGATGCGCGGCGACACCCTCGATCCGATGCGGAAGCTCCTCCTCGAGGAAGCGTGCCGGCTGGCGGACCGTTTGGACCGGATGGACGCCAGCCTCAACGGTGAGAGCGCCGAGTGGCTGCACGTCCAGACCGACGACGGCGGGGAAGTCACCGTGGTTGTCGACAGGGCGCTCAGCGAGGCCCGGCAGCACGCCACGGCGCTGAAGCAGATCGTCGCCGAGCTCCGCCAGTCAGCGGCCGGCGGCAAACCGGCGACAGGAGGCGGTGTTCTTGACCAGCTCGCCGCGAAGCGTGCGCAGAGGCGCGCAGGCGCCGCGGGTTAGCACCTACCCAAAGGGCGTGCTTAGCTCGGGTGACGATGTTGCCGACTTGGCGGAAGCAGCCGGCCTGGTACTGGACCCGTGGCAGCGGTACGTCCTGAAGCACGGGCTCGCCGAGCAAGCCGACGGGAAGTGGGCGGCCCGGGAGGTGGCCTGCTGGGTGCCCCGGCAGAACGGCAAAGGCTCCATCATCGAGGCTCGCGTGCTGGCCGGCCTGTTCCTGTTCGGCGAGAAACGGATCCTGTGGTCGGCACACGAGTACAAGACCGCGCAGGAGGGCTTCCTGCGGATCCGGGACCTCGTGGAGGGCACTCCCGAACTCAACGCGCTGGTGAAGCGGTTCTGGGAGGGTAGCGGCGAGCAGGGCATCGAGCTTGTCAGCGGGCAGCGGCTCAAGTTCATCGCCCGGTCGCGTGGATCCGGCCGTGGCTTCTCTGGGGACCTCGTCATCCTCGACGAGGCGCAGGAGTTGACCCTGCTGCAAATGAAGGCGCTGTTCTCAACGATGAGCGCCAAGACGATCGACGGCGACCCTCAGATCTGGTACTTCGGCACCCCGCCTGAGAGCCCCACCGCTTGGTGCTACGGGCTGCGGGACGACGGGGAAGCCGGCAAGCCGCGGCTCGCGTACTTCGACTGGGGGCTCGGCGACGTCGAGATGCACCTCAGCGAGGACGAGCAGCTCGCCAAGTACGCAGACCGCGACCTGTGGTACCAAGCCAACCCCGCGCTCGGAATCCGCATCAGCGAGGAGTTCTGCGAGGACGAGTTGTCCCGGCTCAAGTCGGGCTTCGCTGCCGAACGGCTGGGCATGTGGCAGCCGCGCGCGAAGAGCGGCTCTGGAGTCATTCCCGACGAGCTGTGGCTGTCGCTGGCGGAGGCGGATCCAGTGCGCCCCGCGTCGGTGGCGTTCGCGGTGGTCGTGAACTCGAAGCGAACGCACACGGCAATCGCCGCGGCTGGCGTACGCCCGGACGGCACGCTGCTGGGCTCGATCGTCGACTACCGGCCCGGTACCCACTGGGTCGCCGAGCGTGTCGCGGAGCTGAAGGCCAGACACAAGCCGCTGGCCATCGTGGCGCAGGACAAGGGACCGACGGGAACGCTCCACACGGCTCTCGCTGAGCACGGAGTCACTCCTGCCGAGGCCAGGGGCAGGCCAAGGCCCGGCGACCTGCTGAGTCCGTGGGCGTCGGACCTGGCGATCGCCTTCGGCCTGTTTCTCGACGTTGTGCACGAGCGTCGGTTTCGGCACCTCGACGAGGCCCCGTTGAACGTGGCGTTGGCGGCGTCCGACACTCGCGCTCTGTCGGGCGGCACCGCGTGGGACTACGCGGACCCGGCCGTTGCGCCCCTGCTGGCTGTCACCGAGGCGACATGGGCGGCATTGACCGTTAAGCCGGCCGCCCGCCGGTCGGCGTACGAAAACGAAGAGCTGATGGTCGTGTGACCAGGAAAGGGGGCGGGCGTGCTGGCTGTTCGTCGGCGGACCGTCGTCGTGAACCTGGTCGACGGCCGCACCACCATCACGGGTATCCGCCGGCTGTCGTGGCCGTGGCTGCTGCGGCTCTCCGACGCGCAGTTGCACCGTGGTCCCGGCGACGGCACCAGGGTCGACGGGATCGTGCTGATTCCGCGCCATCGGATTGACTTCGTGCAGGTGGTGGGCTGATGGCGTTCGTCGTGTCCGCCGGCCGCCTGCGGGCGCTGGAGCCCCCTGCCGCGTCGCTGGCGTCGTGGCCGGGCTACACCACGCAGGTGGCGGCCAACTACAACGCCACCTACGCGACGATCTACCGCACCCAGCCGGCGGTGCGCACCGTCGTGTCGTTCCTGGCCCGCAACGTGGCGCAGCTCGGCCTGCACGCCTACCGGCGGGTGGCCGACAACGACCGGCGCCGCCTGACGGACCACCCGATCGCAACACTTCTGGCGCAGCCGAACCCGCACACCACCATGTACCGGCTGATCAACGCGCTGGTGTCCGACAAGGCCATCTACGACGACGCGTACTGGGTGAAGTTGCGCGGTGAGCGGGGCGGGCCGGTGGGGTTGCGGCGGGTGCCGCCGTGGCGGATGGAGGTGCTCGGCCCGGACTGGACGGACGCGACCGGCTACCGGCTGCACGGCACGCACGGGCACGTCGACCTGGCACCGGATCAGGTGGTGCATTTCCGCGGCTACAACCCGGACGACGGGCGGCGCGGCTGTTCGCCGATCGAGGCGCTGCGGCAGGTGCTCGCCGAGGAGCACGCGGCGGCGCGGTGGCGTGAGCAGATGTGGTCCAACGGCGCCCGCGTGTCCGGCTACCTGAAGCGGCCCTCCACGGCGCCGGAGTGGTCGTCGCAGGCCAAGGAGCGGTTCCGCGCGCAGTGGCAGGCGCAGTACACCGGCGACGGCCCGCAGGCCGGCGGCACGCCGATCCTCGAAGACGACATGGACTTCGTGCGGGCCGGCATCAACCCGCAGGAAGCCCAGTACGTGGAGTCGCGCAAGCTCACCCGCGAGGAGGTCGCGGCCGAGTACCACATCGCGCCACCGCTGGTCGGCATCCTCGACCACGCCACCTTCTCCAACATCCGCGAGCAGCACAAGCAGCTCTACCAGGACACCCTCGGCCCGTTGTGTGCGGAGATCGAGCAGGACATCGGGTTGCAGCTCATCCCGGACCTGCCGAACAGCCGCCGCGTGTACGTCGAGTTCAACATCGCCGAGAAGTTGCAGGGCTCCTTCGACGAGCAGGCCCAGCAGTTGCAGATGGCGGTGGGCGGCCCGTACATGACCCGCAACGAGGCCCGCGGCTTGTCGAACCTGCCGCGCATCGAGGGCGGCGACGAACTGATCGTGCCGCTGAACGTCGCGATCGGCGACCAGGAGCCCGAGCCACCTGCGCTACCCGCCGGCGACACCGGCACCGACACCACCGGGGAGGGACCCGATGCGGACTAAGGCGTTCCCGGCCCACGTGAAGGCGGCCGGCGAGCAGGACGGACTCGCTGCCGGGCAGTTCGAGGCGATCGTCTCGGTGTTCGGCAACGTCGACCACGGCGGCGACGTGGTGCTGCCCGGCGCGTTCTCCCGGTCGCTGGCGGAGTGGAAGGCCGCCGGCGACCCGATCCCCGTCATCTGGTCGCACCAGATCGGTGATCCCGACTCCCACATCGGTGTGGTGCTCGACGCGGCGGAGCTGCTCGCCGGCGACGAGCGGCTGCCGGAGAAGCTGCGCGACAACGGCGGCCTGTGGGTGCGCGGCCAACTCGACCTCGACGAGCCGCGCGCCGCGAAGGTCCACCGGCTGCTGAAGGGTCGCCGCGTCAAGCAGTTCAGCTTCAGCTACGACATCCGCGACGGCGCGCTCGGTGAGCGTGACGGCCGCGACGTGTACGAGCTGCGTGACCTCGACCTGTTCGAGGTCGGTCCCACCCTGCTCGGCATGAACGCCTCCACCGACCTGGTGGCGGCGAAGGCCGGCACCTGCCCCGTCTGCGGGCAGCCCGACAGCGCCAAGGCCAAGCCTGGCCCGGCCACCGACGGATCGACGCCCACGCCTGCCGCAGAGCAGGCCCCGGCGCCGTCCGGCGAGCCCGTCCTGCGCTCCGCCGATGTCCTGCTGTCTCTCCAGGTCGACGCGCTCGCGTACGGCCTCGACATCTGACACCGGAGGAACCCTGATGGGCACCAGCACGATGGAGCGGCTCCGCAAGGAGCTGGCCGACACCCTGACCCCGGCTCGGGACATCGCCGCGAAGGCGGAGGCCGAGGGCCGCGACCTGACCGGCGAGGAACGCGAGCAGGTCCAGAAGGCCGTCAAGGACGCCGCGGGCATCAAGGCCCGCATCGACCAGGCGAAGGCCGACGCGGACCTCACCGCGCAGATCGGCGACCTCGGCGACGGCCTCGCCCTGCTGCCCGACGGCGCGAAGGGCCGCGCCGACATCGGCGGCGACGGTGCCGCCCTGTGGACGCCCCGCAAGGGCGAAACCCTCGGGCAGGCGTTCGCCAAGTCCCGGCAGCTCGGCGACCTGCTGAAGCGGTTCCCGGGCGGGCGGATCCCGGACCGGGCCGCCATCAACTCGGAGCCGTTCGGCGCGAAGGCGCTGATCACCGGCTCGTCCGACACGAGCGCGGGCGCGTTCGTGCAGACCGACTACCGGGGCCTGGCCGTCGGCCTGGACGTGTTCCAGCGGACGCTGACCATGCGGAACCTGGTCACGAACGGCAACACCACCTCGGACACCGTCGAGTACGTGCGGGTCACCGCGACGACGAACAACGCCGCGCCGGTCGCCGAGTCCACCACCACCGCCACCCCGGGCACCCAGAACCCGGCCAACGGTGTGAAGCCCGAGTCGGCGCTGACCCTGGAGAAGGTCACCGAGTCGGTCAAGACGATCGCGCACTGGCTGCCGGCCACCACCCGGGCCCTCGCGGACGCCGGGCAGATCCGCACGCTGATCGACACGTTCCTCCGCTACGGCCTGGAGGAGGAGCTGGAAGACCAGATGGTCAACGGCGACGGCACCGGCGAGAACTTCGAGGGCCTCACCAGCGTGTCCGGCACCCAGACGCAGCCGTGGTCGGCGACGGTGGACGGCCTCGACCCGCTGCTGGAGACCACGTTCAAGGCGCGGACGCTGGTCCGCACCGTCGGCCGGTCCATCCCGACCGCGTACGTGTTCAACCCGGCCGACTGGGAGCGGATCCACCTGGCCCGGCTGGCGAAGAACCCGAACAACGAGGCCACGATGGGCGCGATCCCGACCCTGCACGGCCTGCCGGTCGTCGAGTCGGAGGCGATCCCGGCCGGTAGCGGCTGGGTGGCGGACTGGCGCAAGGCGGTCCTGTGGGGACCGGGAGCAGGCCAGCATCACCGTCTCGAACAGCCACGCGGACTTCTTCATCCGCAACATGGTCGCGATCCTCGCGGAGATGCGGGCCGCGTTCGGTGTGCTCCAGCCGTCGGCGTTCGTGGAGATCGACCTCACCGCGGTCTGATGACCGGTCCTGTCCCTGGTGTCCGCTGCCCGCTGTGCGGCGTCGAGCACGCCGTGTGCGGGCAGCGGGCAGCCAGCCAACCCGTAGACATCCCCCAGACAGCAGCGGAGGGCAGAACGATGGCGGTGCGGAAGTACCGGGTGAACGTGCGCGGCACCGAGACAATCATGCGGCTCAACGACCGGGACCTGAAGCAGTACCCGGACGCGCAGCCGGTCGACGAGCCGACCACGCGCAGCAACAAGACGACCGACACGGACACGAAGACCCGCACCGCGGCCAACAAGGCGCGCGGCGCGGCGGACAAGGCCAGTGGCTGAGTCGTACGCCCTGCTGGCCGACCTGAAGCGGATGCGCCGCATCACCGACACCACCGACGACGCCCTGCTCACCAAGGTGTTGTCGGTGGCGTCGCGGCGGATCGACGCCCGCACCAACCGCCGGTTCTGGCTCGACCCGGCGCCGGTGCAGCGGGTGTTCGGCGTCGCCGGCCGAGCCACCCCGGACGGGCGGCTGCTCATCGACGACATCGGGTCCGTGGACGGCCTGGTCGTGGAGACCGGCGGCAGCAGTGCTTGGTCGGCGGTCACCGGGTACGAGCTTGGTCCGGACAACGCGCTGGTGCAGGGCTGGCCGTACACGGAGCTGGTCGGGTCATGGTCGGGTACGCGGGTGCGGATCACCGCGCGGTGGGGCTGGCCGGGCGTGCCGGAGGACATCAGCATGGCCACGCTGCTGCTGGCCTCCCGGCTGTACATGCGGAAGGACTCACCCGAGGGGTTGACGGCTTCCGCGGAGTTCGGGTCGGTGCGGGTGTCCCGCTGGGACCCCGACGTCGACGCCCTCGTGGCTCCGTACGTGCAACCCAAGCCGGCGTGAAGGAGAACCCGCGGTGAGCACGATCGAGCAGGCGGCGAACGCCCTGCGCGCGGCAGCCGCCACCGTCGAGGGGTTGCGGGTGCATCCCGACGTCGGTCCGGGCGTGGATCCGCCTGCGGTGGTCGTCGGGGTGCCCGCGTTGGAGTGGGAGGCGCTCTGCCCGGGCCCGACGTCGGCGCAGTTCCCGGTGTGGGTGGTGGTGCCGAACGACTTGGCCCGCGCGGACACCCGCCTGTACGAGCTGGTGCCGCTGGTGGCTGCCGCCCTCGACGAGGTGCCGGACGCGACGGTGGTCCGCGCCGACCCGGGCACGTACCCGTCCAGCGGCGTCGACCTGCCCGCCTACCAGATCACTGTCGATGTAGCCCTGGGAGCCTGACGTGCCTGTTCACCACCGCAAGATCAAGCAAATCGCGTTCGCTCTGGGCACCGACCCGACGGACGTCAACTTCGAGTGCCAGGTGGCGAGCTGGCAGCTCGTCAACAACACCGAGGACGGGGAGCGGTTCAACACCCAGTGCCCCGACGGGGAGTTCCGGGAGGAAGCCGACCCGGACTACGCCCTGGAGTTGACGTTCTTCGCCGACTGGCGCTCCGACGGCATCTCCGACTGGCTGTGGACGCACAAGGGTGAGCGGGTGGCGTTCACCCTCGACCACCACCCCGACATCGAAGCCGAGCACGTCCGCTGGACCGGGTTCCTGCTGGTCCGCGCCCCGTCGGTGGGTGGTGAGGCCCGCACCACGGAGCAGACCGAGGTCACCTTGCAGATCGAGGGTGAGCCGGCCTACGAGCGGGTGACGGTGACGCCCTGATGTTCACCTTCACCATCACCCCCGACGGCGGGGACAAGTTCGAGGTCACCGCCGGCACCCGGGACGTCCTGAAGTGGGAGCGCACCACGAAGGGCGCATCCCTGGGGCAGCTCAAGGAGGGCGTGAAGCTCGGCGACCTCTACAAGATCGCGCACATCGCGGCGGTCCGGCAGCAGCAGTTCACCGGCAGCCTCGCCGACTTCGAGGACACCTGCGAGCTGGAGTTCGAGGAAGAAGACGAGCCGGACCCTACCCAGCCGGCTCCCTGAGCCGGTCCCTGATCGCCCTGGCCATCGCCACGGGCATTCCGCCGTCGGCGTGGGCTGCGGAGGGTGAGCGGGCGGTCGTCACCGCGGTGGACCTGCTGGTGCGCCGTAACCGTGCCGGTGGTGAGGGCGGCCCGCAGATGAGGGGGTGACCGGTGGCGAAATCCGCGCTCACGTTCACGCTGCGCATCGACGGCGTCCGGGAAACCCTCGCGGCGCTGCGGAAGCTGCCGAAGGACGCCAGCGACGAGCTGCGCAAAGCCAGCCTCGACTTGTCCCGCGCGCTGGCGCAGAAAGCCAAGGCCGCCGGCCTGCGGGAAGGCCGCCAGGCCGCCGCGGTGGCGAAGACGGTGAAGGCGCAGCGGGACCGGGTGCCCGCGGTCGTCGCCGGCGGTACCCGCCGCCTGGGCCGGCACAAGACGCCCGCGTTCAACCTGCTGTTCGGCTCCGAGTTCGGCCAGAACCGGCGCACCGGCTGGTACGCGGCACGCCGCTACGCCCGGTCTGAGGGCATGCAGTACCGGCCGCATCAGGGTCGGCAGGGCATCTGGTTCTTCCCGACGGTGGAGGCGGAGCAGGCCGACATCGCCCGCCGGTGGCAGCAGGCCGCCGACGAGGTCATCGACAAGTTCGGGGAGGGCTGACCGGTGGCCGGTGAGCGGACCATCCGCATCAGGTTCGACGGCTCCGCCCGCGGGCTGGCCAACGCGTCTCGTGACGCGGAGCGGCAGGTGGAGCGGGCCACGTCGGCGATCGAGCGGAAGGCGGGTGCGTTCGCCCGTATCGGGCAGAAGATCGGCCTGGACCTGACCAGCGGCATCACCGGGGCGTTCAAGTCGGCGCCGCCGCAGGTGCAGGCCGCTGCGGTGGGGTTGGCGGCGTTCATCGGGACGACGATGTCGGCGGCTGTCGGTGCGGCGCTGACGGCGGGGATCCTGCTCGCGGTGGGTGGTGGTGTTCTGGCCGCCGGTATCAAGGCTGCGGCGAACTCGCCGCAGGTGCAGGCGGCGTGGAAGCGGTTCGGTGAGCGCGGCAAGAAGGTGTTCGACGCGTTCGGTAAGCCGTTCGAGGGCCCTGTCTCGCGGGCTCTGGACACGTTCGGTACCGCAATTGAGCGTATGGAGCCGACGTTCAAGCGGATGGGCGAGTCGATGGCCCCGATCATCGACAAGCTCGCGCCGGCGCTGGCCAGCATGGCGGAGAAGTCGCTGCCGGGTATCGAGCGGGCGATGGAGGCCAGTAAGCCGCTGTGGGACACCCTCGCTGAGCACGCCCCCGACATCGGTGAGGCCATCAGCTCGTTCTTCGACTCGATCTCGGAGGGCGGGCCGGAAGCCAACCTGCTCATGAAGGACTTCCTGACGTGGCTTGAGGGCATCATCATCGTCCTCGGCAAGGTGATCGGGTTCCTGGCGCGGCTGTACGGCAAGGCCCGTGAGGTGTGGACGGGCATCGCGTCGGTGTTCGCCGAGGGTGTGCGGGTGGTTCTGGCGGTCCTCGGGAAGATCATCGGTGGGGCTGCTGCCGCGTTCGGGTGGATTCCGGGCATCGGGCCGAAGCTGAAGACGGCGGCTGCTGAGTTCGACGAGTTCCAGCGGAAGGCGAACCACGAACTCGACAAGATCACCGGTAAGACGGTGCACGTCGACGTGTCGCTTCGCGGCATCAAGAACATCGAGGAGCAGGTGGCCGTGCGGCTGGGTCGCCGCGCGTCGGGTGGTCACACGCAGCCGGGCCGCTCGTACCTGGTGGGTGAGAACGGGCCGGAGGTGCTGACGATGGGCCGCACACCCGGCTACGTCACCCCCAACGGGCAGCTTGGCGGGACGCCGGAGGTGCGGGTGTTCATCGGCGACCAGGAGCTGCGCGGCATGGTGCGGGTTGAGGTGTCCGAGCACAACCGGGGTCTGAAGCGTCGGGCGTTGGCGGGAGCGGGGGCCGGACGGTGAGCCTCACCCTGACGTACGACGGCACCCTGTCGCGGGTGCGGGTGTCCGTGACGGGCCTGCCGTCGTCGACGTCGTACGCGGTGGTCGAGCGGTCCACCGATCAGGTGCGCTGGACGACCGTGCGCGGCGCCGGCGCCCTGGCTCCGACGCCCGGCGGTGTCGTGGCGGTCGACGACTACGAGTTCGCCGCTGACGTGGCCAACCATTACCGGGTGCGGGCGGTCGACGCGGCCGGCTTCGATCTCGGGCCGACGTTGAACGCCAACCCCTACTTTGAGGCGAACGTTGCTGACTGGACAGCGAGCGGCGGGACGGTAGCCCGGTCAACGGCGCAGGCCCATCAGGGCGTCGCGTCGCTGCTGCTCACTCCGAGCGGCGCCGCAGCCGACGCGGAGACAACGACGGGATACGTGCCGGTCACCGCAGGTGGCACGGTCCGCATCTCGGCGTGGGTGCGGTGCGCGGTTGCCCGCACCGTCCATGTGCTCGCCGTGTGGTCGAACGGTGGCAGCGAGACTGGCAACACGGGCGTGACGGTTCCGGTGGCCGCGAACACGTGGACTCTGATCGATCATGCCGGGACGGCCCCGGTCGGGACGGTGCAGGCGCGTCTGGCCGTTGCGATGCACTCGACTCCCCCGTCGTCGCACCTGCTGTATGTCGACGAGGCGACCATCGTCCGCCGGGCTGCGGGCGCGGTGTTCACCGCCTCGATCACGCCCACCCTCGGGGGTGTGTGGCTGAAGTCCGTCGCGCGCCCGTTCCTGAACCGGCAGGTCGTGGTGCAGGACTACGGCGACGTGGAGCGGACCGCCCGCGCGGGTGTGTTCGACGTGATCGGCCGCAGCTTCCCGGTGGCGGTGTCGGACGTGCGCGGCTCGCGCCGCTGGAACCTGACGGTCCTCACCTCGACGGCGGCCGAAGCCGGCGACATCGACATGCTGCTCGCCTCCGGTGATCCGCTGTTCATTCACGTGCCGGCCGGCTGTGACGTTCCAGGCGGGTACGTGTCGGTTGGTGACACCGCCCAGCGGCGTCCTGCCCGCCGGTCTGCGCGGCGTCTGTTCGAGCTGCCGTGTGTGGAGGTGGCGGCGCCGGGTCCGGACGTGGTGGGGGCACCCAGTAACTGGCAGACGGTGCTGAACACGTACGGGACGTGGGCGGACCTGCTCGCGGCACACCCGACGTGGGCGGACCTGCTGGAACTGATCGGCGAGCCGACGGATGTGGTGGTGCCATGAGACCGGTGTCGGAGGCGTTCCTGCGCACCGTCCGCGGCTCCCACCGCATGGTCGCCGAAGCCCGCGTGGTCGCGCCCGGACAGACGGGCGTCGACCCGGCCGGAACGGTCATCGCCATCGAGGACGGCGACGTGCAGATCGACGCCGGCGCGAACGTCCGCTCCACCCTCGACCTCACGGTGGTCGGCGCCGACATGTGGCCCGACCGGGCCGATGACCTGCTCGCCCCGTACGGCAACGAGATCCATGTGCGCCGCGGCATCCGGTACGGCAACGGCGTCACCGAGTGGGTGTCGCTGGGCTACTTCCGCATCGACACCCCCGAGCAGGGCGAAGCCCCACGCGGACGGATCCGCGTTGCCGCGCAGGACCGCATGGCCGGCATCGTTGACGGCCGCCTCGTCGCGCCCAAGGTGTTCCCGGCGACGACCACGTACGGGGCGATGCTGTCGACGCTGGTCAAGGAGATCTACCCGTGGGCGACGATCGAGTGGGACGACACCACCAGCAACCGGCAGATAGGCCGGCAGATTCTCGCCGAGGAAGATCGCTACGCCGTCTGCAATGACCTTGTTACCTCGGTGGGCAAGGTGTGGTGGTGGGACCACCGGGGCGTTCTCGTTGTGCGTACCCCGCCGTCGCCCACCACTCCCGTGTACGACGTCAACCACGGGGAGGGTGGGGTGCTGGTCGCCCTGTCTCGGCGGCTGACCCGGGAGGGCGTCTACAACGCGGTGGTCGCCACCGGCGAGGGCACGGACACTGCCGTGCCGGTTCGGGCGGTGGCGGTGGACCGTAACCCGGCCTCACCCACCTACTGGGAGGGGCCGTTCGGGAAGGTTGCCCGCTTCTACAGCAGCCCGTTCATCACCAGCGAAAGTCAGGCCGCGTCGGCGGCGGTGTCGCTGCTCGGGCAGCAGTTGGGCCTGCCGTACGCCGTCGACTTCAGCGCCGTGCCGAACCCAGCGCTGGAGCCCTACGACGCGGTGCGTGTGACCTACCCGGGCCGGTCTGAGGTGCACGTCCTCGACCGGCTGACGATTCCGCTGACCGCCAGCGCGCCGCTGACGGCGTCAACGCGGGAGCAGACGACTGTGCTGATCGGGGGAGCGTGATGTCGTACGCCAGCGACGACCTCGTGCCGCTGCTCGCGCCGCAGCCTGGCCCGAACGTCGGGTACCGGCAAGGAATCGTGGTCGAGTGGAATTCGGCCACGGCCGAGAACGTCATCAACGTCGCCGGCACCCTCGTCCCGAACCTGCCGATTTTGAACACCAACGAGGCGTTGCAGCTCAGCGCCGGTGATGTGGTGGGGATCCTGACGAGCGGGCAGGGCGCCGGGTCGTGGGCGATCCTTGGCCGGCTCACCATCCCCGGCACGCCAGAGGCCGCGTCGGCGCTGCGGGTCGTGTCGTCGCGGATCACGGCCGCGTTCAACGTCGGCCAGGGCACCTTGACGGTGCCGCAGCCGGTCTACACCGACCTGACCGGCACCGCGGTGGGCCCGTCCGTCACCGCGACGATCAGCTCCAGCGGCAAGGCGCTGGTGATGTTCGGCTGCGAGACGGCGTGGGGCGCGCCGGTGGCCGAGGGCCTGGGCGCCTACGCCAGCGTGGCCGTGTCCGGGGCTACGACGATCGCGGCAAGCGCCTCGTGGGGGGTCGGCCACGACGTCAACCCGGTGAACGAGGCCGAGACGTTCACGGCCGGCAAGTTCCACCTGTTCACCGGCCTCAACCCGGGCGAGCACACGTTCACCATGAAGTACCGCGTCTACACCGTCAGCGGCACTGGCACGCCGACGGTGACGTTCCGGGAGCGTGAGATCGCGGTGTTCGCGCTATGACTGCGGGTTGGGCCACACGTTGTACGAGCAGCCGTCCAGGTCGTAGCTGACGGCGCGCATCACCGGCGCCGGCCCGGACCCGGGGCACTCGATGTGCGGGTGGCCGAGCATGTGCCCCAGCTCGTGCAGCAGCACCCAGGTGCGCTGCTCGTCGAGGGTGCCACCGACGGCAGCGAACTTCGGCCCGAGGACGTTCCACGCCTCATCGCTGAGCGTGAACCGGTGTTCCGTCGGCCAGGCCATGGCGATGTGGCCGGGCATCCGCTGGGTGCCGTTCGTGCCGGCCCGGACGATGCGCACTGTGGCGTGGTCGAGGTCGGCGCGCCAGCCACGCGGATCGTTCGCGAGGTGCGCGACGTACGCCTCCACTTCGGCCTTGTCGACGTCCACGTCCGGGTCCACCAGGACCTTCGGCGGCGCGAAGACGGTGACGGCGGCGGCAACGGGTTTCGTCGGCCGGTCCGGTTCGGACAGCACGTCCACCCACGCGGTCACCGCGGCGACGACGAGCGCCAGGACCACCGCGCCCAGCGCGAACGCTCGCTTCATCGCTGCTCTCCGATCCGTCAGGTCACGGCGATGGTAGCCGCCTGACGCCACGACCAGGAGGTTTGAAATGCCCGGCTCGACGCCCGTGTACGCGCTGCCGTATCAGACGTTGACGGATCCACCGAACGGCCCGGACCTCGGCGAGGACCTGGCTGGGGCGGTCGAGACACAGTTGCAGCGCGTCGACACCGACCTGTCCGCGCTGCGGAACCCGCCGGTCGCGCAGCTTCGGCAAACCACGCAGCAGACCATCACCAACGGCGTGTGGTCGCCGGTCACGTTCACCACTGAGGACATCGACACCCACAACGGGCACGACAACGCCGTCAACCCGTCCCGCTACGTGTGCAAGTTGGCCGGCATCTACCTCGTGTCGGGCGCCGTCGCGTACTCGTCGTTCACCTCCGGCACGGGCTGGGTGCGGGTGGCGAAGAACGGAGTAGAGGTGCCGGGCTCCGGCGACAACGAGCTGTACACCACGACGCAGCTGATGGTCAGCGTCCGGCCGGTGTACGTCACCCTCGCCGTGGGCGACTACGTGGAGCTGGTCACCACGTACATCGGCGCGAACATCAACACGTACGTCGGCGTCAACTACGCGCAGTCGTCCCTGTCTCTGAAGTGGGTGCACGCATGACGCACTGGTGGCTGATCATCCGCACGCCCGACGGGATGCACATCTACGAGCTGGGTGAGGTCGACGGTGAGGATCTGTCGGCGGCGATCATGGCGCGGGCCGCTGAGGTGGGTGTGCCGGACGACTGGTATGCCCGGCCCGAGGAGGGCTGGGAGCTGTCCCTGACGGCCGGCGAGCCGCATCCGTCGGTGATGGAGCAGGCGACGACCGTGACGCGGCTGGAGGGCGCGGCGTGAGCTACTACTTGGCGCCGTCGTTGGAGGTGCTCCGCGCCGAGATCAACCAGCGGTGGCCGCGCCGCGATCGGGCGTCGGACGGGTGGATCGGCGACGCTGCCCACCAGGCGTCCCGCAGCGACCACAACCCGAACAGCCGGGGCAGCGTCAACGCCCTCGACATCGACGAGGACGGCCTGGACTTCGCCACGGTGTTCGCCGCGATCAAGCGGCACCCGTCGGCCCGGTACGTCATCTACGAGCGGCGGCTCTACCACCGGCTGCGTGGCTGGCGGCCGGAGCCGTACAGCGGGGTTAACCCGCACACCCACCACTTCCACCTGAGCATCGACCAGACGCGGACCGCGGAGCAGGACCGGCGGCCGTGGGGACTCCTGGAGGACGACATGACGCCTGCCGAAATGCTGGCCGCGAAGATCCGCAACCCGATCACCGGCAAGGACGCCACCGTGGCCACGTTCCTGGTGTCCATCAACAGCGAGGCGTACAAGGCCCGACTCACCGCCGAGGCCGCGCTCGCCGCCGTGAAGGGCGTCGACGACGAGGGCATCAAGGCCCTCATCCAGGAGGCCACCGCCGCGGAGACCCAGCGCGACGCGGAGCTGCCCGACCGCATCCTCGCCGCGCTACCGGCCGGCAGCGGCCCGGTGTCCCGCGACGACCTGGAGGCCGCCCTCCGTTCGGTCCTCGGGTCCGTCGACAACGACCAGCAGGGATGACCACATCCGGTTCCGCAACGGGGGTGGCGGGAAGGTTAGGGACTGTGCGTGGTGACAAGAGCAGATCGAGCCAAGCGGTTGAGCCTGGACTTCGGGTGCATCGTGACCGGCCTCGGGGTGATCATCCATCAGACCGTCGTGGTGCCGCCCGGCAAAGCCAGCGAGGCGCTGCTGGTGGCGGCGGTGTCGGTGCTGGGGATACCGGCCGGCGTGGGGCTGCTGTCGCTGCGGAATGGCGCTACCGGCGGGACGTCCGGTCCCTCGCAATCTCCGCCGCCGGACTCACCGCCGCCTACCTCATCATCACCATCTCCGGCGCCATCCGGGGCGGGTGAGACGGCATGACCGGGCCGGCGCAAGAGAGTGAGCTGCGACGGCTGCGGCTGATGCTGCGCCACGGGTGGCGGTTCCTGGCAGTCAGCCTCGTGTCCACGTTCATGGCCGCCGCGGCGTCGATGCTGTACAGCAACCACGCCGCCCGGGAGTCCGAGCGGAAGTGGTGCGGGGTCGTGAGCACCATGGATGACGCCTACCGGGCGACGCCACCGCAAACCCCGGCGGGCCGGAAGATCGCCGCCGACATCCGGCATCTCCGGGCTGACTTCGACTGTCCGTAGGCCCTACTCGCCGTGCTCGTGGTCGGGGTCCCAGACGACCTCACCGCACACCTGGCACCGCCATGCCCTCGTCGGCCACCGACAGTCGGGGCAAGCCCACGTGGCCGGCGCCCACTCGTCGTGCCCCTGGAGGCACGGGTTTGGCCGCCACTCCCGCCACGCCCGGGAGCCGTCCGGCTTGTCCACCCAACCACCACGCACCACCTGACGACCGTACCGAGGAGGTACACCATGTGGACCAGCACGTTCTGGAAGCAGACCCTGGAGAGGGCCGTCAAGACGGCCGCGCAGGGCTCCCTGGCGCTGCTCGCCGGCGACGGCCTGGGCGTCCTCGACGTCAACTGGGGCGACGTCGCCTCGGTGGGCGCGCTGGCGGCGATCGCGTCGGTGCTGACCTCGCTGGTGTCGGCGCCGGCCGGTGAGCCGGACAGCCCGTCGCTGGTCGAGATCCCGCCGACCGACCCGAACCTGGCGCCACCGCTGCGCTGATCTCCGCGCTACCTGCACAGACTGCCGCCCCTGCTGCCCTCGGTTCGAGGGTGGCAGGGGCGGCTTTCGTGCTGTCTGGGGTCAGGCGGGCTCGCACACAATCCCGTCGCCGTCTCGGTCCCGGTACCAGTCGTACTCCGGGTCTTCGCCCTCGACGTACGGCCCGTACCCGTTGGCGTTGGCCTCCTTGCACGTGTCGAACCGCGGGTCGTTCTTCGGCGCCGGCGGAGGCGGTTTCCTGGTCGGGGACGGCTTCGGCGCGCTGGTCGTCCGCTTCGGCGTCGGCGACGACTTGACCACCGTGGTCTTCGACGGCGACGGCTCGCTGACAACCTTCGAGGACGTCGGCGACGACGCTGGCGTGGGGGTGAGCGCGGACGAGTCCACGACGGGCCGTGTGGACGGCTGGTCGTCGTCCCCGATCGCACCGACCACCCCACCGCAGCAGCAGATCATCACGACCACGCCAGCGAGGGCCCACGAGATCGCGCCGAACGGGCTGGTGATCTGGATGGGGCCGAGGCGGAAGTTCCAGCGAACCTGACTCAT